ACAGTTGACCCTGTTAGCGGCAACCAAGTTCCTCCCGGCGCTATGCAAGAAGAAGTGAGAGATGATATTCCTGCACAACTAAGTGAGGGTGAGTTTATTTTCCCTGCTGATGTGGTGCGTTATATTGGTCTTGAGCGTTTGATGAAGATGCGAGATCAAGCTAAAAAGGGCTTGAAGCGCATGGAAGAAATTGGTCAGATGGGTAATGCCGAAGAAGTGGCTAATCCAGAAGCACCACTAGAAGATGAACAGTTTTCCTCAACCATTGATGAGATTATGGGTGAGACAGAGAATGAACAAGAATATGCCTATGGTGGTGATGTTTCTTTTGCTAGGCCAGCTATGCCAGCAATGCCTGCTGTACCAACGCCAGAGCCTTTTGTCTTCAATGAAAGCCAGTTAAATAATAATCTGGCTGGTATGCTTGGCATCTCTCCAGATTCACAACCAACGACAACGCCTCTAGCAGAAACACCCAAGATGGGTATGGAGACACCCACAATGGGTATGGCTAAGGGTGGGCTGGCTAAGCGCAAGAAAAAGTAAGATATAATAAAGATATCTCCTCCTGTGGTGGGCAGGAAAGATGCTAAATAATATACCCACCATCATTGGCTACTTAATTCCCCAGCAGTGGCTGGCATACAATTAGCCCCAACTTTAAAAGGTTTATATGTCCGAAGTTGTTTTAGATAGAAAAGAAGAAGTTAAAGTTTATTCTGGTTTTAGCAAACGAAACGCCAACCAAGAAAAGATTGAACAAGAAGAAGCTGAGCTTAAGGCTCTCCAAGAAGAGAATAAAGATGGTGAGAAAGCTACAGAAGCTGAACCAGAAAGCGCAGAAGAGCGTAGCTTCAAAAAGCGTTATGGGGATTTGCGAAGACATTCTCAGCAACAACAAACCCAGCTTCAAAAACAAATTGATGAGCTAAAGCAACAGCTTGAACAAAGCACCAGTAATCAAATTAAGTTGCCTAAATCAGAAGAAGAACTCTCTGAGTGGGCAAGACAATATCCTGATGTGGCTAAAATTGTAGAAACAATTGCCATTAAGAAGGCTAAGGAACAGACAGAAGCTCTTGATCAGCGCCTTAAATCTTTGGATGAGCGTGAAGCTTTGACAGCTAAGGAGAAGGCTGAGGCTGAGTTGCTGCGTATGCATCCCGATTTTGATGAGATTAGGGATGATGATGAGTTCCATAACTGGGTGGATGAGCAGCCTAAGTGGGTGCAGCAAGCCCTATATGAGAACGATACAGACGCTAGAGCAGCGGCTAGAGCGATTGATCTGTACAAAGCAGACAAGAAGATTGCTACAAAGAAGAGCACAAGCAACAAAGATGCAGCACAAAGTATTAATACTAGAGGCGGTAGATCTGCTCCATCAGGTGAAGACAAAGACGGTGTGATTTATGAATCACAGGTGGCTAAGATGTCTTCACAGCAATATGAACAGTATCAGGAAGAGATTGGTAAAGCAATTAAGTCTGGTAAGTTTGTATACGATTTAAGTGGTAACGCTCGTTAAAGTTTGATCTATAAGTCAATTATCTCTATTTAATAATAAGTTGTTGACAAATAGATCAATCATGTTATAACTTTGAACATAGGCCACTTCGGTGGTCTTGTTCTACACCGTTTAAAGCCGTCATATGCAATGACCACCTTTAAACAAAATTAGAAGACTCGTAACGCAAAGCAAGTAAACTGTCAGAATTACCTGTAAGTTTATTAGCCTGTATTGATGATGAGGGCACTTGTCACTGATACACACCTAATAATGTCAGCCTCTGTAGTTGTGTGAGCGTATTTAATTATATGCCCTATCAATATCTTAGGAGGATACATCATGGCATTTCCAAAAGCAGCGGGTTATAACAATCTGCCCAACGGGAACTTTAGTCCCGTAATCTATTCGAAGCAAGTTCAGCTTGCTTTCCGTAAGGCTTCTACCGCTGAAGCTATCACTAACAGCGACTATTTTGGCGAGATTGCCAACATGGGCGACTCTGTTAAAATCATCAAAGAGCCTGAGGTTTCTGTTCAGTCTTATGCCCGTGGTACACAAATCACTGCACAAGACCTGAATGACGAAGACTTCACCCTTGTTGTTGATCAGGCTAACTACTACGCCTTCAAGATTGATGACATTGAGGCTGCTCATTCCCATGTAAATTTCATGCAAATGGCTTCTGATCGTGCAGCTTATCGCTTGCGTGACCAGTATGACCAAGATGTGTTGGGTTATTTGTCTGGTTACTACCAAGCCACTAAGCACACAAATGCTGGCACGGCTCGTACCACTTACCCCGGCACCAAGGCTTTGTCTGAGGCAGGCTCTGATGAGTTGTTGTCCAGTATGAAGCTGAAGAAAGGTGACTTTGGTAACATTACCACAGCCTCTGCTGGTGATCATTCCATTCCTTTGGCTGCTCGTCTTCCCGGCGCTACTGCCATGCCGACAGCTACGGCTTCGCCTTTGATGGTGATTTCTCGTATGGGTCGTTTGTTGGATCAGCAGTTTGTTGATACACAAGGTCGCTGGTTGGTCGTTGACCCTGTGTTTGTCGAGTTGCTGAAAGACGAAGACAGCCGTTTGTTGAACAGTGACTTCGGTGGTTCGGGCCTGCAAAATGGCTTGATCATTAACAATCTGCACGGCTTTAAAGTGTATGTGTCTAACAACCTGCCTAAAGTTGGCACTGGTGCTGGTACCACTGGTACCGCCAACCAGAACAGCAACTTTGGTGTGATTGTTGCTGGTCACGACTCTGCTGTTGCAACTGCTCAGCAAATCACCAAGACAGAAACCTATCGTGATCCCGATAGTTTCGCTGACATCGTGCGTGGTATGCACCTGTATGGTCGCAAGATTTTGCGTCCTGAGGGCATTGTCACTGCTAAATATAACGCTGCTTAAGGAGAACATAAATGGCTACTGTTGATGTTTCTAGCGGTATCAATGCCGCTACCCACCCAAGCCGTGCTGTTCGCAGCATGCCTTATGTAGTTGAGACAACCCTCAACTTTGCCACTGCCACCACAACCAAAGGTTCTGCACTTGGTGCTGCCGATGTGTTGGAAGTGTTGGACATTCCTGCCGAAACATTGATTCTCAATGCTGGCTACGAAGTCACTGCTGCCATCACTGGCGATGTAACTTTGGATGTGGGTGTGACAGGTATTGATGCTGACAACTTTATTGATGGAGCAACCTTGGCTGCTGCCACTGCTGTTGGCACCTATGCTCAAAACGCTGCGGCTTTCCAGCCCATCGTGATTGGGGCTACTGCCGACACTCTGGATGTGTTGATTGCCACCTCTACCACGGCTGTGTCTGCTGGCACCATTCGTGTGTGGGCTGTGTTGGTTGATCTGAATGGTCGTGCTGGCCCTGCCTCAGTTGACCGTGAACAGTTGGCTTAAAAGCTAACTAAACCAAGGGGCAGCTTCCACAAGAGGTTGCCCCTTTTTTGTTTATACACAGAAAGATATTGCAATGGCTATCACTTCTGCTCTTTGCACAAGTTTCAAAAAAGAATTGCTTGAGCGCAAGCATGACTTTAATGCTACCAGTGGGCACACTTTCAAGATTGCTCTCTACACCTCATCTGCTTCCCTTGACGCTGCAACCACAGCTTATACAACTTCTAATGAAGTGGTAGGCACTGGTTACACCGCTGGCGGCATTGCTCTTACAAACATTGACCCAACTTCTAGCGGCACTACAGCCTTTGTAGACTTCGCTGATGCAACTTGGGCTAGTGCCACCATCACTGCTGCTGGTGCTCTCATCTATAACACCACCACTGATGGTGGGTCTGGTACTACCAATGCTGTAGCTGTCATCTCTTTTGGTGGAGACAAGACATCTACCAATGGTGATTTTGTTGTTCAATTCCCCACAGCAGACGCAAGCAACGCCATCATTCGTATTGCTTAAGGAGTCGTAGATGGCTACGACTACAAGGTCTGGAGCTATCTATAGCATAGGTGTCTATGGCACCTCTCGCTATGGTGTAAGCAATGTAGCTTATGTTCCAGATGGTGTGCAAGCTTCTGCCACTAGCGATAGTGGTGTAGTCATTTCAGGCGATTCCAACCATGTGGTTGTTAGCCTAGTAACTCCTGCTTCTGTTGGTAGTGTTGGTGTAGTTGGTGTGGCTGTTACCAGCCTTGTTGGTGTGTCAGCCACAGGCTTTGTAGGCACCAATTTAACATTCAGCTTAGCTTGTAAGTTTACACCCTCAGGAGTGGCCTCTACAGGCTCTGTAGGGAGCGTAACCGTGTTGGCTAAGGCCACGGTATTGCCAACAGGTTTAGCGGCTTCTGGAGCCTCTGGTAGCGTTTCTGTTGTGGCTAAGGCTGTAACAGCAATTACAGGTGTGTCAGCTACAGGGGCTATTGGTACAGTTGAAGTAAGAAGTATTAATAGAATACCAATTACTGGTGTTGAAGCCACAGGCTCTACTGGTAGTTTAGTAGTAGTAGCTAAGGCTAATGTTGCTTTAGTTGGCTCAGAGGCAATAGCCAGTATTGGTAGTGTTGGTGTGGTGGCTAAGAGCAGCTATGCTGTTTCTGGCTTAGAAGCCACAGCTTCTTTAGGCACTGTTGTTGTAAGAGATAATGCTAGGCCAACCTTTGATGGGTTGGTGGCTACAGGAAATATTGGCACAGTTTCTGTTACAACTGTGGTATTTGATTATAATGCTGTAGCTGCTTTATATGATAGAAGCCGCACAGTGTTGGTAGAGAGAAGATCTACAGCTATTGAGAGAACAGCAGTGGTAAGTTTTGTGGATAGGAAGGTGTATGTTGAAAGACAAACAACATCACCAGAAAGAAGTTCAGTGGTAGAACTACTACCAAGAAGAGCTTATATGTATAGAAAAACTTCTTCCTCTGATAGAAGTGTTTTAGTTGCTTAAGGAAACTTATGTCGTTTAGATGGCCTAACAAAGACCCAGATGAAACATTAGACTACAGTGTTGATTGGTCTAGATGGCTTAATGGGGCAACCATTTCTTCTGTGGTTTGGTATGTTGATAATTCTTCAGGTGTGAAGACAGCCATCACATCTGGTTCCACTGTTAACGGCATTCAGAATGTTTCTCAGACAGTTAGTGGTGGTGTTGCCACCATCAATTTAGGGCTTGGCACTGCCAACACTGAATATAAATTTTATTGCTCCATGTCAGATAGTAGCGGTAATGTGGCAGAGCGTGTCATCAGGCTGCGAGTGAAAGAACAATAATATGGCATACAACTATTTAGACCTTGTTAATGAAGTGAATAGAAGGCTCAATGAAGTTGAGCTTACTTCTACCAACTTTGCTTCAGCCGTTGGTTTCTATGCTCATAATAAAGATGCTGTTAATGCTGCCATTAGAGACATCAATCATGTTCACTATGAGTGGCCTTTCAATCATGTGCTGGCTGAGGAAACCCTCACAGCAGGAACAATCAGATATGCTTTTCCCAGCGATTGCAACACCATCGACTTCGATACATTCCGCATTAAAGAAGATGCCACCTTTGGAAACACCACAACAAAGCTAACTGTTCTTTCATATGAAGACTATCTGAATAAATATATTGATCACGAATATACAACAGACTCTTCAAAGAGAGAAGTGCCTTCCTTTGTGTTTCATGCTCCTAGCTTGGAATATGGTGTGGTGCCTGCACCAGATAATGCATACACAATATATTATGAATATTACAGAGTGCCTGTAGATCTGTCTTCATATTCAGATGTGCCTTCCATTCCAGAAAGATTTAGGCATGTGATTATTGATGGTGCTATGGCATATGCATATATGTTCAGAAGCAATGAGCAATCTGCTGTAATGTCTAAGAATAAATTTGATGAGGGTATTAAGAGAATGCGTTCCATGCTTGTGAACAGATATTCTTATGTACGCTCTGGGATGATTAACACCACACAAGCTTCTGCTTTTGGGGACAGGGTTAAGTAATGGCTGACGCTTGGCAAACATATCCTTTTGAATTTAAGGGGGGACTCATCTCCTCCCTTTCTCCACTTCAACAAGGAACCAATGCTCCCGGTAGTGCTAGAACACTAAAGAACTTTGAGCCTTCTGTTGAAGGTGGGTACAGAAGAATAGAGGGCTTTGATAAATATGACAATGCCTTTGTTCCTGCTTATGGCTTTCCTAAGGTGCATGGCAGTGGTCAGACAGGCACAACCCTTGTCTTAGGAAACATCTTCACTGCTCCTGTTGTCGGCGGCACCTTCACTATTGCAGGTGTTACAGGCACATACACCATTGCCTCTGGTGGTGTTACATACGACAGCACAAACAAGAGAGCAACATTAACTCTCACAGCCTCTATGGCTAGCAGCCCTGCTGATTTAGCCGCTGTCACTTTCACTTCTCATGCAGGCACAGTTAAAGGTGTAGCTGCTTGGGAAGATGAGGTGATTGCTTATAGAAGTAATGACCTATATAAATCAACAGGCAGTGGTTGGGTGAAGCTCAATGTTCCTTCTTATGGCACAGTGTTGGTTAATGGCGGTGCTCAGACAGGGGCTAGTTTAATTGTAGATGGATTGACAGATGCTCCAAAGGCTGGAGACACATTTACAATTGCTGGTGTGCAAAAAGTCTACACTGTTTTGTCTGATGCCACAGTGACAAGTGGTGGAGCCACATTAAGCATCAATCCTTCTTTGGCTTCTAGTCCTGCTGATAATGCAGCCATCACATGGCTCACAGCCAATTACACTGGCGGCACTAAGCTTAGAACAGAAAAATATAGAATGAATAGCACTGACAAGATTGTTGGTGTTGATGGTGTTAACTATCCATTCATTTGGGATAACAGCACATTCTCTTTTATTAATGATGCCACCACTGACTTAGCTGGTGCTTCCTTTGTAGTTTCCTACAAAAATCATTTGTTCTTTGCTAAAGACGATC